TCTCTGTACCATATTGATCTGTTGTATATGTAACGCGATTATTAGCGATCCACTCAAAGCCGCTTGGACGTCCGTCATCTGCATACAAAGAGGTAACGCGCCAATAAGCAACGCCGTAAAATATTAAACTATCAACAGTTGCAGATATTGTTACGCTGCGAGGCTGTCTAATATCAGGTTGCTCTAACCAAACAGGCGAGCCTAGTTTTTCGCCCGTTGATTTTTTGTATAGTGATAAATCAATAGAGCTAATAACTCCGGCAATTAAATTACGGCAGCGGCTAACACTTGCTACCTGTAAAGCAAAATTACGATCAATACCGCTAGCGTTATACCCGGCCATAGACCCGGTGTTATAAGATCCGTAGCCGTAGTTTGTAGTCATTACGGCAGGTGCATACTGAGCCTCTATAGATGGCTTTTCAGCGCTCTTAAAACCTAAGGTTTGGAGTAATCCCATGAGTGACATTTTTTCAAAATGTCAAGCATAAATCCGTTTACTCTCGGCGTGTCTCTAAACGTATAGTTTAGCCTCAGCCATGGGCTGCGTAAGGATATGGACAATAAAACTAAGGTTAATCGCTATATCAATTGGCCCGGCAGATTTACGCCGGACTAATCGCCAAGATGCATCGGACTCTTTAGCTGCACAATTGGACATATGGGCTACAAGCTCATCTTGCCCCGAGTGCACGAGCCTTTTATTAGCCAGACTTTCGTACAAGTCCCCTGATGCCTGATAACCCTTTTGCCCTGATATATCTGTTACCTGTATGCCGTTTGCCTCTAGGCGCTTGGCTATTGAGGCTGTGGTGTATTTGTCGTAGGCCACTTGTCGCGGATAGTAAACCTTGGCCCACTTAGCAATCGCATTAGCTACAAAGAGCTCATCGATAGAAACATCGCTATGAAAGATCTCTAAGACAGCTACACCGATACGGCCATCTTCTAACACTTGGCCCATGCATAAACTACCGTCTCTACGGCTCGGGCTTACGTCAAAAGCAAATATAGTAAGCGGGCCTACCGACAATTTTAGATCCTTATCAGCTGCATCCTCAACGGCCATGTGTGGCCATGGACTTTGAGAGCTTGTTATCCATTGACACAGTAACTCGGTCTTTGTAGTTTCGATTGGCTGTGTGGCTACCGCCTCCTCAAGTGCCTCCTCAGTTACGGTATAGCCAAGTGCCGGATTAGCCATAGCCCAAGCATCACGATCTGTTATTTTTGCAAATTGGGGAGCTGAGTACTCGTAAAAACCAAAAGTCTTAGGCGGGAAACTCATAGCCCTCTCGCGTAAGTCATTAAGTACGGTACTAAAGCTGTCACCGGCATTAGAGGTTAAGAGTGTCTGAGCGTTGGGCTTGGCGCGAGTCGTAGGGGTAGCAGCTCTAAAACCCTCCTCGCTAATCTCTCGGATTTCATCGATATACAACAGCGAAGCTGTACGGCCCCGGCTGCCGTCACGAGTTGCCGCCACGACGTCGAGGCGGTGGCCATTTTTAAGCTCTATGGACTCGGTGCCGTTGGCGTAGCGGATCTGTTTGACCTGTTTACGCATGCCGTCATTATTCTCAATGGCGTAGGCAACCTGTCTAAAGGTATCTAAAGCCATTGATCTATTAGAGCTCATAATGAGCACGTTAGGGGAGTCGAATAAAAACATGTGCCCAAGCATGACCATACGCGCTAGATGAGTCTTACCTTGTTGCCTGCTACAGAGGATGAGCGAGGTTTTGCGAATAAACATATCTTGCTCATCGACCGTACACATATCGTTAATTACAAACTCTTGCCACGGCAATAACGGCATACCTATAGAGTCTGCAAGCTGTTTAATCTCAATGCCTCGGGATTTACCCTTGAGGTAAGGGCTGTGTAATCGAGGCTCTGTAGCCCCCATACGGGGCGTCTTTGTTTTGCTCATACTCCTATTAATCCTGACTAGTTTGGCCCTCGCAGGGGCCCTTAGGGACTGTACCAGAGGTTATTGGGGAGGTATTGGGATTAAAGGCAGGGGGGGTAGGATCCAATGCTAAAAAAACAGCCTGTGAGCGTGAGCCCTTACGACTATTACAACGCTTGCAACAAGCCACCATATTATCGAGAGCTATTGGATCGCCTCCACTTTTCAGGCTAACAATATGATCCACAGTATTAGCATCCTGCCCACAGTAAGCACACTCATATCCGTCACGAGCTAAGACTATAAGCCGCTGTTTGGCGTATTGCTTGCTAAGTCTAGGATCATGGCTACCTTGCACCATTAGTAGTACCCGCGCTCAACATGAAAGGCCCATGCATTACATAAAGTCTTATATCTTTTATATGTATAACTAAGAGTTAAATCAATTTGAGTAAAAGGGTCTTTAGATTGATAATGCTTAGACTTCATTTGACCAATACCAAAATGAGATCCATTACGAGCTAAGTAGTTATACTTACTCTCTTTATACAAGATCTTATCCATGCACTTATATTCATTGTTATTAATAACTCTGCTATGCAGATAAACCCTTAATACATCTGCAGAATATGCAGCACCATAAGCGGGCATAGATATGGCCACTTGTAAAAGTGCACTAAGGACAAGTAAATACGATAGAGAGCGATACGATTTTTTTAGTTGTCTTGAGTTAGAGTGATTAACTATCTCTATCATCGAGACGTACCAAAATGCCCCGAGTTGTATGTGTCCAGCATACATAGGCTGTCAAGAGATAGGACATAAGTGCAGGTCAAAGCGGCGTGGCGCATTGTCATTGTGCCTCATCTGTTGCAAGTAAATGAGCTGCATCTAATACATCGGCAGCTAACTCCACAGGATCTATAACGGCATGCTTATCTATGTAAGACTCAATAAGCCAAACAAGCTGCATTGATCTAGGGCCATATGCTGCTAAACGCTCAATTGGTAACATTAATATTCTCCATCATTACAACGCCCATAACCCCACAAGCAACGCATTGCAGGGTTTTGACGTAGGCGGGCAGGTTGTCTGTAACTATGCGCTCTTGATGCTCTGTAATTCGCTTGCAGATACGGCAATTAGTCTTATAAGCCATAGTTAGACCTGCTTAAATATTGCATCTCGAAAAGATTAGATCGAGGCACCCAATAGTTATTCTGGTACGGATGCTTGTACTTGGCTTGTTTGGCCATGTGCACTGGCATCCATCCCATGAGTAAATAACAGGGGCTATAGCCAGTCACACTTATAGCTACATCGGTGGGCCTGCCCGGGCCTCTGTTTTGCATGATGAGATGGCCGTTTACGTGCTTAGTCCATTTGACCTCAATATTGGCCCCTACATCTGCCGTATCGTGAGCATTATCTATTGCAGGTATAAAGCTGTAATCACCGTAATAACTCGCTACAGCAATCTCAGCGCCGGCAGATCGTGACTCTTGAGTAACTAAATCGTGCCAATCTAAATAGGTTTGTCCATAGTTACTCGCATCATTTATTTGAGCATGTCTTATAATTGCCCGCTCTAGTCCTACTCGATGAGCTGTAACCTCTTGGCTACGATCGAGTATTACCTTGACTATGCGCGACACGTCGAGCACAGCCATACCGTTACCTCTTGCCCATAGTCACGCACGGATAAGCCGCCGCTTGTCTTTTGCCACTCTAGGCATTGATCGCATCGATCTAACGCGGTTGTAGTGATAGTGCCGTCATCATGGATAACTGAGGCGTAGCCATCTTTAATAAAGGTTATTTCGCCCATGGCTAAACCTGAGGTTTCCAAGTGCCGTCACTGCCAAGCACGTGCCAATAAGGGTTACATTGATTATCTCTTACGCGCTCGGTGCACTTATATGCAGCCCAAGGTTTGCCGGTGCTTTTAGCCGTACCTGTAGCCCACACCATGACACCATGAGCACAACGCGGAGCAGCACTTACAAGATCGGTCTTTACATCCTCTATAGCTGTAACAAGGGCTGTAGTGCCGGTATCGTGGGCTGTTTGTGTAACTGTCAAAGTTGCCCAAGGATCACTTGTAGGAGGCAATACCTCTACGCGCTCCATGTCTTGCTTAGTAGGACGGCCTTGTGCGCTAGGGGATAGGAGGCCAATGACTCTACCTATAGCAGAGGTTGAGGTATCCTCAACTAGCCATTTACGCATATTGGCCGTAAGGCTTGCAACGTTGCCATATGCATAATCAACGGCGCTAGGTACAGCATCCTCATACTCTTTATATGCCTCAGCTCTTACCAATACCCAACCAGCGGTTAGATCTTTATCCTCGATCACGGCAATTAATCGGCCGGAGGGAAACTCGGTACGAAAGCGGGTGATGCGGGTATTTACATCCTCGTAAGTATCTAGAAAACTCATACTGTTAGCTCCTTGTCTTTTAGAGCTTTAGCAATTGCACGTCCACGCAAGTAGCCCTCACTGTGTCCAATGCGAAAGCCAAGGGAGTAGCTGAGGTAGGCCGTTAGCCCTGTAATTATGATTATGTAAACAAGTGGTGGTATTTGTAACAGATCCATCTTTTATAGCCCCTTAGTGTTATGGTGCTCTAAAGGGCTAATACGTTTGACCAGTTATGTTAAGTAATGACCAGCAATGTACGCTGATTTTTACTTTACATAATGTAACAAGTCGGCATTATCAAATTATGACCATACGCCGATAAGTTACATTATTTATGACCAGAAAAAGTATTGACCCTTTATAAGCATCGCTGATTGAGTTGTAGCACTTAGGGTAAATGTAATAACTGACATTTTACAAAGTAAAACTCGGTCAAAAGCGGTCATACTTGAAAGGGCTAAAATGAGCGCACCACGCATGACACCAACGGGCACAATGGATGTAACAAGCCATGCCACTATGGACGGCAAAATAAAAGTACTCGGATACGGCGAGGATGATCGAGCCATAAACCCGGGCGACTTGCTACTAATTGGCTCTAATTGGATGAGAGAAAACCACAAGCTAATTGAGACGGAGTTTTGTCTGAAGCTACGAGGCCGAGATATAGCCTATTTTGTAGAGGCTGCCTTAAACGCCAAATTGCTTTACGAGGATAACCAGCATTGGCTTAACGCGCCCATGTCTCAACCCGCCCTTGATACTCGATCTAACACCGTTATACGAGCAGACGACCAGCAAGAGACGTTACACCGCTACCTATCGAGCTAGTTTATCCTCAAGTAACAGCTCGTAAATCTTGTCCACTCGCTGCTCAATACGCTCAACGCGCCCATGCAGATTATGGCCGCCGTTACCGTCCGGCTTTAATTCTGCAAGGTAGTACTTGACCATTTTACGAATTAGCCCAGCCCACAGCCCCAAAATAGTAAAGCTCCCCAAAGCAATAGCTATTGCAAGCTGAGCCTGCTCCATTACTTAGTTACGCCAAACTGACCCTCGGACGGTTGCAGCGCTTTGAGTAGTGGCCCAATTAGCCCAGCGATAAACGCATTAGCTAATACTTTTGGATCTGTAATGCCT